ACACCCTCAGCATCTACACTAAAAGTAGTGCCGTCTTCTAGGCTATATGTACCCTCAGGCATTGGTGTCTGCACACCGTCTTCTGATAGTATGTTAACTACTACACCTGCAGCTAGTTCATCAGCTTCAGATACTATAATTGTGCCGTCTGCTAACTTTCCTTCAAACATTAGCTGCACTTCTTGTGTTTCAGTTGCTTCATCATTTAAGCCTAAAGCAATACGTATTCTTTCTTTTAAGTCCATTTTAGATAGTTATTAAGGTGCTTTTAGTATAATATATAATTCAAGTTATTTTGTTTCATTTTCACGCTTTACAATTCTTTCTGCCCATCGTAACATAACGTCACCCCCCCATAAGTTATATGATATAGTACCACAGTCATCCCAGTTACCTGTATCAAAGCCTTGTGCACGGCTTAGGTAACTGTATACACGCTTTACAGTTTTGAAGCTTATAGGCTTACGTGATGCTAACTGTTGGGCACGTACCTTGCCTGTTTGTGTTGCACATTTGTTGCCACGTTCTTCGTTTTCAATTATAGCACGTTCTGCATTAGCACTTGCACCTTTAGGGTAGTCAGTATAACTAGCTAACATAGTACATGTATCGTTAGCTTCTATATCTTCAATAACTTCCATTAGTGCCTTGACTATATCGTGGTTATTGCACGGCATATAATACAAGTCACCATCGACTTGATGTTCATGTGTACCCTCACAGCCTAGTTCTTTAGCTGCTTCAATAGCATCTTTTATATCAGTGTATAAAGGTAAGCCACCTATTTCACCTACAGGTTCTGCTAGCCTTTGTGTGCTTAGTGTTTGCATTTTGTCTACAAAGTAACCCTCTATACTAAGGCCTTTTAGTTCACCGTCTTTAATTCTGTTCCATACTTCATCATTCTCAATACGCATGCTTACTGCCCACGTGCCTACAGGTAAGTCGTAGCCGTATAGTGCAGTCTTGTCTGTTTTACTGTCTTGTACTATCCAGCTTTCAACAGTATACACACCTGTTACTTTTTCTTCATGCTGTATAGTTGCATTGTTAGTGTTTTGGTGCTTCATGTATGCTTCACTAGCTTTACGGACTGTATCAGCTGTAAAGTATACATAGTAGTCTTGACCTGTTTGTTCATCATACCTGTATATTTGCTTATACGGTATAAGTGCAGGGCTTACTAGTAACCTTTTTTCATCATCTATAGCTGCTAGTGTTAGGTTGTTCTTTTGTTTATTAAAGTATACAAAGTTCTGTTCTATAGCAGGGCTACTAACTAAGCTTATCGCATCAATAGCTAGCTGTTCACTATCTTTGTCAATTACTAGTTCTACTATTTTATAGTTGCTGTTAGCAGCTTCACATTCAGCTAGTGTATTGTATCTACATGCACCGTCACCGAACCTATATTTACCGTTACCACATTTTTTACAAGGCATATTTCTTTTATTTTATATTGTTGCTTTTTGTCTTATCTTATTCAAATTATTTTGACTTTCTGTTATATCGTCAGTCACTACAAACGCTTTGATTGCACCTATAGTAGCACCACCTGTACCAGTATCTAGTGTGCCACCATTAGCAAAACCTACACCACCACCTGCTTCATTTATAGCACTTAGTAAAGGCTTGAACATACGTGTGCTTCGTGCATTTATTACAGTTTCACCTTTGCTAAGCCTAGCACTTACACTGTCACTAGTACCAGTACCTGCACCCCTTACTACACCACCTCTAGCAAACTCAGGTTCAGGTGTTGCTGTTATAGCGTTAACTTGCTTGAGGCCTGCTGCTACAGCTAGTGCTGCAAAAGGTATACCTAAGGGTACACCAAACTGTGCTAAAGCCTTACTAGCTGCTTGATATGTATTGATAGTAGCTTGTGCTATTGCAGCTGCTTTGCCTGCTGCACTTTCTTTACCGAACACGTCTTGTGCTGTACTTAGGCCTGTCATTAAGCCATCCTGCATAGCTGCCTGTTTAGCCTTTGCGTTTTTTAATTCATCGTCATCAAGTTTCTTTTTGTCATCAGCTACTTTTTTATTTGCTGCTGCTAAATCATCTGCTGCTTTTTTGTCTAGTGCAGCTTGTTCACGTGTCAACGTTTCTATTTCAGTAGCTATCCTTTTACGTGTTTGGAACGACTGTGTCTGTAAGTTGATAAGTTCTACTTCTAACTGTGCTAACTCGTCAAAGTCTTCTTCTAAACTTTCGCCTAAGTCTACTTCAGCTTGCTTAGCAGCTAGCTTTTCTTTTTGTAACTGTATTGCTTTTTCTGTAGTAGCTATTTCTAAGTCACTAGCCTTTTGAAGTGCTTCAAGCCTTTCGTCTAGTGTTTTATTTTCATCTAGTGCTTCAAAACGTGCTTTTTGTATTGCTTGTGCTGTCTTTGCTTTCTCTATACTAAACTCACGTTCAGCATCTTTTATCTTTTGTAATGCACCAGCTAATTCTATTGCTGCATTAGTTTCGTTCTTTATTTCAGTTGTAATTTCTTTAATTGAATTGGCAAAGTTTTTACGTTGTACTTCATCCATACCTGTAGCCACTTGTAGTGTAGCACTAGCAAAATCTTCTGCACCCTGTTTAACACCATCAAAGTCTAAATCTATAGCTGATTTAATTATTTTACCAAATGCTTTGAATTGGTCAATAGTACCCTCTATTCTATTTATAAGGTTTTCTTTTATAGTATTCCATAAACCTATGATTGCTTCTTTAGGGTTGCTAAAAGCATTAACTATTGTTTCACCTACTGCACTAAATCTATCTGTAAGTACTGCAACTGCTGCACCAAAGCCTTTAAATATTCTTTGTAATTGTTCAGCACCCCTTTTAGTATTTGTAAAGTATGCTATCAAGCTACCTATAGCTATCACAAAAGCACCTATACCAGTTGATATAAGGCCTGCTTTTATGCTACCGAACATAGCTTTTGCTGTTGGTATAATTTTAGCGAATGCACCTTTCACACTGTTAAGGCTAACACCCATTATACTAAAGTTACCAGCTGCTTCTTTTGCTGCATCACTAGTTTCTGCAGTTGACTTTTTTACATTGTCTAAGTCTTTATTCGCTGCAGTAGCATCAGTCTTTACACTTATTATTATTTCTTCTTTTGCCATTTGCCTAGTATTATACTATTGTACTTTGTTTTTTTATTGTATCGTGTTACTAAAGGTAGCACGTCTTGTAGGCTACTATATGCTACGTTAAGCATGTCACCGTGTATCTTAAATTTATCTGCAGCTAGTTTAGCCATTTCTTATTTCTGTTACTGTTAGTACTACGTTATAATTGAGTGTACGGCCTGCTATACCTGTTACACTTATTTCTATATAGTCAGGTGTACTTGCTACTGGTGCTATACTATATACAACAGCAGATAAGCCACTATCCCCACTGTTAACAAAGCCGCTGTCTAAAACCTCAGTCAATGTATTGTTAACATATTTATATAGGCCTAAACTTGTACGTAAAACTGCTTCATTGTTTGCACTATCTAGTACTACACATTTACTCTCTATATAGTAGGCACTTTCATAACTTTCATCTATAAAAAACCTGTTGTCATTTACTAATTTTAGTTCAGTCGCCCTATCATCTGTAGTAGTGCCAGTATAAGTCAATATGAAATTCCTTGCTGTGTTACTTTCGTTGTATACACCGAACAATAAGCTGCCATCTAATTTAGTATATAAGTTATTACCTAGTACATTGTTATACATACCGTCAACAGTATTGTGGTAACCTTTTACACAGTTGTTATAGCCACCTACTTTATTATTAGCACCGTATACTTTATTAGTTATGTTACTTACTGTGTTATTAGCACTATAGCTACGTGCCGTATTTTTGTTATATGTTTCTCGCCTATATGCATGACATTTACCGTTTATAAAGTGGTAACCGTATGCACTGCAAGTAGCTAAGTCACCTGCACTGTCTTTGCCATTTTTAGTAAATGTGACTACACCATCTTCGTCAATTGATTTAACCTTATCTATCATAACCTATACAGTTCAACAGTTGAAAATTTATTTTTGTCAGTATTATATTTTATTTTATTTACCCTATATAGTTGCTCATCTATACGTACACTGTTAGCAAATGTAAAATTGAATATATCTTGTGCATTTAATTTTAACTTGATAGTATACAATAAGCTGTCAGTAGTATTGTACCTTTCTGCAAAATAAGCTTCATAAAATTTGTTATATAAAGTATTGACAGGTGTACTACCTAAGTCAGGTGTATATAAAGGGTTGACTATACCGAAAGTCAAAGTATCAGTATCAGTGTTTGTATTTATTACGTCATTAGCATAGTGGTAGCCACTTGACCACTGTTCTAAATCGTGGTTAAACTGTGTAGGTGTATCACCTATCACTAGTACGTTTTGGTAGGGTGCAGTAACTGGGAAGTCATTTACTACACTATTTTTAAAAAATACACGTGGTTTGTTTTCGTATCCTTTTACCTGGTCACCATCTTCAGTGCCTACATGCATCATGTAACCTACGTCTAGAGAACCTTTATATTTTTGTACGTATGCAGGGGCAAACACTTCGAGCTGTATATCTAGTGTACTTACATTTTCACTATCTAACTGTAAGCTAAAGTTACCATAGTCACTTCCAGTAGCTAAGTTGTACCTATTTAAGTAATAGTCATCATCATCTTCTGCAAATAGTAAATTGATATCTCTAGGTATTTTTATAGGTGCTATTTTAGCATCTTGCATATCAGCTTTGTAAGTCCAGTCAACAATAGTTCCTGCACTAGTGAAGTCCATGTAAGGTTCTATTTTCAATTTGTTTTCTACACTTGTAGGTTCTGCTACTAAGTTGAACATTTTAAAAGTATCACGTAAAATATCTACTAGCTTTATATTGCCTATTCTGTTACGTACCATACCGTCAGGGCTGTCAAGGGGCTGCAGCTGTAACCTAAGCTGATTGAAAGGGTTTTGTACAAAGCCACCACCACCAGTATTGATAAATTGACAGCCGTTGCCACTAGCTTGAAACCTAACTTTTACTGTAGTGTTTTGTGAAATAACAATATCACCGAACATAGTCACAATAGGGTTGCTGTTAGGTGCTATGTTATATGTGTCTATAAGGTAGTCACCATCTGCCATAGTAGTACTACCTGTTACCTCAGCATACATATATATGTTCCTATAGAAATTGGTAGTATTTTTTAGCCTTAGGTAGTGCACTATAGATAAGCTGCCGTAAAAACTAGCTGTATATATATCAGTGCCTAAGTTGAAACTATTGTTAGTATCTTCTTGTGTATGTTGGTAGTCTTGTGCAGTAAAGCTAAATGTAGAAATATCAACAGGGTAGCCACCTGCTGTAAAGTCATCTATAGGGTCTACACTAACTTTTACGTATTCATCATTAGCGTTAGCTACACCTGTGTCTTGGTAAAAACTAGGCTGTGTAGTGCAGTCAAAATATATTTTTTCAAAATATGTAGCATCATCAAAAAAGTCACTATCGTACTCAAAACCTGCAAAGTCAAAAATTTTGTCTATAACATATTTTAGCTTTAGGCATATAGGTGTATTGACCATTTCAATACCGTGTAGGTTTATGTTTTGGCCTACATTGAACGGGTCGTATAGTTCACTATTACCTACTATGTTATACATAACTGCATCAGTAGGTGCTGCAGTAGCTGAATAGCTTGCACCACTTGTAAAATTATCAGGCACGATACCTGTAGTCCATGATGTAGTGATGTTGTCAATACTACTTCCACCACCTATATCAGCATACTTTAGGTGCTGTATATCACCAAAAGTCAAGTCATTGATAGTGCTTTCACCTAGTAAGTCAAATAAGTTAGCTACTTTGTCATAGGCTACAATTTTATAGTAATAGTCTAAGCCTTTTTTGTCAACGCTTATCAACGTAAAAAAACCTGTCAACACATTTATACCGTCTACTTCAATTCTGCAGCTTACACGCTTGTAAGGGTTAAAAGTTGTAGTATACCTATCAGTGTTATAGTAGTGCTCAAAAAATTGGTTGTTAACCTTAGTAGCAGGTAACTGAAAGTCTTTACTATAGCCTGTATTTTTACCCTCAGTGCTTTGTACGTCATCAATAGCAAGTTCTATGCTGATGTTTTCATCACCCATAGTATCAAGCAAAGTTTCTATATCAGTGCCCTGTTGTATAGCGAATAGTTTTACCATATTTAGCCTTCTCTTTGTACCCTATAGTTATGTGACATTTCAACAGTTATAATATACTGTATGACTTTGTCATTTGCTGATGTTTGTTTTATATACTCACTTTCAGTTATTACTACACCTACCCACTCAGCAGTAGCACCTGTACCTACTTGCATTTGCACGTTAGGGCTAGTAAAACAGTGCTTCAAAAAGGCTGCTTCTTCTTCTGTTATAAAATCAGTGTTAGCTTCTATAGTTTCTTTTACTGTGTTTGTTAGCACTTGTGTACCACCAGTGTTTTCACTATAGCTGTAACCGTAAGTGTCGCTATCTTGCCTATAGCCGTACTGTTGTTCATATGTACTACGCTTACTGTTGGAGCTTTGTGTGCTTTTTTTAGTAAAATTATAGTAGTCCCATGCACCAAAACTATTCACCCATGCTAGCCTTAATGTATCAAAACCTTTACAGTCATCCTCTATAACTTTATAGTAATATATTTGTGACTTGATAGCATTACTGTCATTTTCTAAAAATATACTGTAAAAAGCAGTATTGTCTAAGTTAGTTGTAGTTGTAATAGCCATATCTCTGAAATTCTGCATACCTGCAGGTATCCATAGCAGCCCAGTACGTTGTGTCATACCAAAAGTACCTGCTACGTCTTCATAATTGTTATCTAGATTTTGAGAAGTTATGACAGCTTCATTACTATCATAAAAATTATACTGCACCCTAGTCCAATTATTTATATGTGTGTGGTGGGTTCTATTGAAAGCAGCTATACTAGCATAGTCATTAGTCCTTATTTTTTGCAGCTGGTGTTCACTAGTCACGTCTTGCATACTTACAAACGTTGCTACTATACCTGTAGCATCTGTCAATAGTTTACCACTAGCACTGTTACATTTGTGGTCTAGTATAAAAGTAGCATCGTTACCGTCTACATGCTGCCTAGTACCGTTGTATACAAAAAACTTTTTATCTATACCTGCTGTATGTGTCTGGTCAGTAGCATCTCTTAGTATAGTACTTTGCACACCGTTAACTTCGTATTCTTCACCACCACGCAAGTCTACTTGTATTAAGCTGTTTTTATTTTGGCTTATAGTTACTATGTTATGTGTAGCATCTTTTTCTGCATTACTACCGTCTAAGTAAAAAGGTGTAACGTCAGTGCTTAAGTAGTCTTGAAAAATTTTTTCTAGGTGAAAGTTAGCCCTATCATATTCGTTAGGTGGTGCTTTTAGTGTAACTACTACAGTGCCATTTATACTGACTTCTAGTAAGTATTTTAGGTTAGTAGGTGTTATAAAACCTGTAGGGTACACATAGTATGTGCTTTGTGCATTATCTAAGCTGACTACATATTTTTGATATGCAGGGTATACACCCATTTCTAGTTTCGTGTTACTTAGTTGTACTGTGCTTTGTGGCATCTTATTTACATTTCTTTTGTTACTGTTCTTATAAAAGCTGCTGCATCTTGTGCATATGCTTTAGCAAATTTTTTAGGCATTGTACGTAAGCCTTGATTCAGTGCATCAGTGAAAAAGTTACTAGGTGCTACACCGTATAGCTTTATACTACGTGCTATCAAAAATACTAAGCTTTTACGCTTTATAAAACGGCCTTTTTCATCACGTGCAGCTTTAAGGCCTTTACGTACTACCCACTTGTCTATCACGTTACTAGGTGGTTGCTTTGTAGTGTACTTATAAGGGCTTCTAGGTGCTTTTTTACTACTAACTGAACCCCTAACACCTTTATCTACTAAAGATGCGTAAGGTGCACCCAAAAAGCGTAACTCAAGCACGCCTTGCTTTACGTTAAGATAGTAACCTAAACTACTGCCTAAGTCACCACTAGCGTTTTTACCTTGTGCATTGAGTATACCTTGTGCAGTCTTTACTACCTTTTTACCGAACAAGTCGAATACTTTTTTTACGTGCTTTGTCTTCACTATAATGTCGCTATAAATACTTCACAGTCTACTACAGCACTACCGTGTGCGTTATGCACAAATAAAGTTTCTATATCATCTTGTGATGTTATAGCTGCTTTGCTTGTAGCACCGTTGCCGTTAGGTGTAAAGTACACTGCACTACAGCCTGCTTTGATTTCAGTAGCTGAAGATGTTGCACTAAAAGCTTTAGTCAATATCAAGTTTTCAGTGTCATCTAAATTAGTAACACGTAAGTACTTTAAGTCTTCTACGTCAAACTGATTGTCAGTTACTGTTGATATAAAGGTTGCTAGTGTTACTGATGAGCTAGCTGGTATGCTAAATATACGTTTAAACACGTTGCCTACACTTGCTATAGTTTTTGTAGTCGTTTGGTCGTATACAGTACCGTTTAGTGTCAAGTTTTCTGCTATTGCTACTGTAAGTGTAGCAGGTGTTACGGTTGTTGCCATTTATTTATTTATTTACTATTTATATTACTATTACTATTATCTTTTATTATACTATAATATATATACATTGTTAGTGCCGTTTTGCTGTTGGGCAAAACATGTAAGTCACTGTTAACTAGTAACATAGCCGTCACATGCACTAGCATTAAAAGGTACTACAATATCAATACTTGCAGTCCAGCCTGTTACTTCATTGTCAAAACGTTCTGTAAAAGGCTCACAGCTAATAGTTTGCTGTATAGCTATATTGTGCCTAAAGTCTGTAAAGTCAGTGTCAAAGTCACTATTCAACAGTACACTAAGCACGTCACCAATAACTTGAAGCATATCACTAAGCACTTCTTCTTCATTACTTTCATCTTTTTTTACTAAGTCCATAACTATAAATTGAAAGCTATAAGTAAGGCTACCAGTTTCGTACTGTGCAGTTGATGTACCTATATGCAGTAGTGGGTACGTGGTTTCTACTAAGTCTACTTCAAATATATCTCCTATAGTAGTCGTTTGTATTATAGTGTTGTTAGCACCTACTGCACGAAATAAGTCATACAGCATGTTAAGTGTTACATTTTTATTTTCTTGCCCTTTGTAAAATACGCTCATCAGTTTTTGTTTTGCAAATATGTTAAGTCTTTCTTATATGCTACATAATTAAAGCATGTGTCAACAGTTAGTTCTAGTACCTTGTCAAATTTTAGTATATCACCATTAGCTAAACTATAGATGACCGAATACCAGCCATAACGTTCTTCAAACGCTTCTTCATCAGTTTTGTAAAGCTGCGTCTGTTCCTCCTGTTCGCTACCTTTGAATATGCTTGCATAGTGCTCATATAACTTACTGCGATAGTCAAAAAAAAACTAGCAGCACCACTTGCTACATTCATACTCATTTTTTCTTTGAATATATCAGCCCTTTTTTTAGCACTTACAAAGTCATAGTCTTCTATATTGTACTTGCCGTTTTTTTGTTCAGTTATAGGCCTATACAGTATGCTCATTACACTGTGCATGTTAGCCCAGGTGTCTGACAATTTATTGTCTAAGTCTACGAATTCTTTTAGCTTTAGCTCACTAAGGTTAGGGTGAAAGCCATAGTCAACACCGTCTATTTCTAGCTGCAGTACTAACTCATCACTAGGCTTTATAGACATTAGTTCATTTAGCCTTTCAGCTGCTTTGTCTATTATACTTTTTTTTGCTTTGTTTAACGTGACTATAGGTACACCAGTGAAAGCACTAACTAACTTTATTGTCTTATCTAGTTCACTATCTTCTTCGTTATATGTAGCCATAAAACGCATGTATGTACTGATAGGTACTTGTTCCCACTTGTTAGGTATATAGTGCCCTGTGCCGTTAATAACTATTTCCATACTATAATATATAAAAGGTTAGTTCTTGTATCTTTGCCTAGTTATTTTGTTATAGTGCAGGTGTTGTAGCTTTTGTTTTTGGGTTGCAGCACCTGCATTTATTGTATATAGTACCTACCTGTTGACCTCAACTCATAGTACATACGCATCATTATAGCATCACTAAAGTCAGGGCTACGGCCTATAGCTAACTTGACATCATCTTTACCTACTAGCTGTAGCTTAGTGTCTTTGTCATAGTTTTTACGCCTTACTTGTTCTAGTTCTTGTATAATACTGTTGCGTGCACTTATATCATTAGTGTGTAAATATATTGCACTACGGTTGATATAGTCAGCAAGTGTATAGTAGCACTGTGTTTTCAAGTTTTGATAGTTTTGCTTTTTTATAGCTGCACTGTTATTTACAAAGCCTACACACCTAAGTATATCACGTACACCACCACCTACACCGTCATCATCTACAATTATATTGCTAAGCTTAACACTGTGCATAGCTTGTAGCTTACGTATTTCATCAGCTGCCTGTGTTACACTGTTACTGCTCAATACGACAAACTGCTCAGCACGTAAGCCGTTCCAGTAAACTATAACTGTCTTGTCTTTACCGTAACGTGCTATATCTGCTGTTATATACTTGTCACCTGCTTGTATATGTTTGTTGTCAAAGCTGCTTACAATAGCATTATAGTCTATAAGCTTGTCATCACTGTCATCATATTCCCAGTTACCAAATAGTAGCCTTTGCTTACTTATATAGTCAAGCTTGTTAAGCTGTTCTTTATAGTGCTTACTTACGTGCTTATTGTCATCTACTAGTGACTGTATAAATTTACGGTATACTGGTAGTTTACTTTCTTTGTGGGGCTTGTAGAATGTATGATATACCCACGACTTACTAGGGTTGCAAGTCAACAGTACTTTAGGTGTTAAGTTATATTCATCTAGCTTGTAACGTATACGGCTTGCTACTATTTGCTTTGCTTTTTCTGTTATTTGACTGCACTCATCTATAAACGCTGCTGTAAGTTCTAAACTACCTAAGCTATCAAAATTACGGTCACTAGGGTACTGAAATAAGTCTTTGAGTATAACAGTACTGCCGTTAAAAAAAGTAATAACATTACTGCTAGCATTATAGCTGTAGTGTGTGTTAGCATGTATACCCCACTGTGCACACACTTCAAAAAAAGTATTGAGTGTAGTTTTTTTAAGTGTATCTAGTTTACTACGGCCTATCAAACACCTAACACCGTCATATTCTGTACATAAATATATAATAAAACAACAGCCTAGGTATGACTTGCCACCACCTGCAGCACCACCGTATAAAACTTCTGTAGTAGTTTTGTCAGTAAGGTATTTTAGTGCTATACCTTGCTTAGCTGTTAGTGTCGCTGTCTTCATCTATTACAAGGTTGATACGTACAGGCTTGTCACCCCCAGTGTGTTCAAGTTCTTGCCTTTCAACAAAGCCCCTACGCTTCCCTTTAGTTTTTAAGTAGAATATAGTAGCAGCTGTGCTACCGTCTTGTATCTGTTCAAATAGTTTACTTTCTGCAAAGTCTAGTGCTACGTCTTGTATAGCTGTTACTTGTGCACTAAAGTCTGCATCTTCATTTAGCCACCTGTAATAAGTAGCCCTACTTACACCTGCTTTTTGACAGGCTGTAGTCACTACACCTAGTGCTTTTTCTAGTGCTTCTAGTATTGCTTCTTTTTTAGTGTGTTTCATTTGTCTTATTTTTAGGGTTGATACCTTTAGCCCTATTTACTGCACGCTTACGTTTCATAGTGTTAAGCCTTGTCACTTCTTCTTTATAAGGGTAGCAGTGTTTTAACTGTGCCATAGTATAGTATACTATTGAAGCCCTATAAAAGTCATCAGTATAAGGTGTTATAGGCATTACACCGTGTATTTCTTCTTGCCCCCTAAATATACACAGTGCACCGTCTAACTGTTCAAGTGCTATACGGTACTCAGGTAGTACTAGCTCACCACCTTTACAGTTCTTTTTTAGTATTAGTACGTTACTGTAGCTGCCTTTTATATTGCCACTATCACGGTGATACTTTATTGCATGGTTAACGTTTATATTCACTGTAGTGTAAGGTGTATCAGTTAGCCTATAGTCATCATTGACTAACTGCCGTACTGCAGCTAAGTCATTGTCATATATTTCAGGTAGGTGCTTTTTGTATATATCACATATCACGTCTTGAAAAGCAAACATAGTTTTCATGATAGGTTTTTCCTCTATTGTTTTGTTGCTAAAGCGACAAAAGTCATTCCTAAGTGCTACACGTGGCAAAGCACCGAATACACTTGACTTTGTGGGTATAGCATTAGTACGGTAAGTTTCTACATACTTTGTAGTGTTGACTGCCTTACGTATACCTTTCAACAGTTGCTTATCTATGTTAACATATATACCTATACACACACCGTCTAGGTAAAACTTAGTGTCATCTGTTATAAGTGTATCATAGTGCTCAGCTACTGGTGTACTTTTGAGCAGTTGTTTACTATCGTTATATTTTGTTAGGTTAACAGTCTTCATTTTCTAGTATCTTATATATAAGTACCCTGTAGTCATCACAGTCATATTTTTCTAGCAAGTTTTCTAGTCTGTTTACTACGTCTTCAAACTCATCAGCTTCAAAAGGTATAGTCAAGCTTTTTATTTTAGCTTCCATGAACCTTTCAAGCTTGCTATCTACGTCAAGGTTGCTGTAGTCTGTAGTATTGCTTATATCGTCTTCATTTTGCCATACGTCAACACCCCAGTCAGCTAAGTCAACAGTGTTAAATTCGTTACCTAGTATATCCCAATCCCACTCACCGAATGATACGTTGTCTTTTATTACAAAAGCATCTTGCTGTTCTTTTGTCATATCACTAGCTACTATAATAGGTATTTCTTTAAGGCCTGCTTCTATACATGCTTTGTATCGCATATTGCCACCTAGTATAACGTTATTTTCATCTACTACTATAGGCCTAAGCTTCAGCATATCAGGTAAGTCTTTTATTGACTGTACTAGCTTTTTAAATTTTATATCTTTTATTAGCCTGGGGTTTTTAGGACTTGGCCTTACAGCACTTATGTGTACTACTTGTGTTTTCATTGAAATAGTTTTTATTGATACGTTTCATTTGTTCATTTTCACTGATAAGCTGTAGCCGTTCTAACTCAAAATTGAGGTGGTCTATAGCTTTTTTTATATCTTGTTTTGCAGGGTTGTTAGGCTTTTTACCTGCACGCAAAAGGTACGTCACTGCAGTCCCTATATTGTATGTTAAGTCATAGTCATTTATTACGTGGTATGCATGTATACCCTTATATGCACCTTTATAGTATTTTGGTAGTTCTTTCTTTTTAGTCATTATTTTTTATTGTCTATATATTTACCCTCAGCTATTTCTTTTATCCCTTTTAAGCACGTGCTAAGGCATGCACTGCAGCGTGTAGTGTGTTTGTAACGTGTGCCGTATATTGTATTATACAGTTCTACTAGCTCACGCTTTACTAAGTGGTTAGGTGCACGGCCTGTGCAGCATAACTTGTATAAGCGTTTAGCTTCTTCTATTTGTTTGTCAGTTACCATTTTTTTAAAGGGCATACTTCTGATTTCCATGCAGCCTTAGTTTCTATAGGACAGCCACATACACTGCATTCTTTATGTTCGTGTTCCATGTATTCACACCTGCTACATGTATGCACCCTATCATAATACACGTCAGTGCTTACATTTTCAAAGCCACCTAGTACACGCTTGCTAACTGCTTTTAGGTAGTTATAGCTTTTTACCATTAAGTTTGCCTTTTTCATTTTGTCTTATTAGTTTTATTATACCGTATGCTTCATGTTCATTTAGTATTACGTCTACGTCATCAAAATATACAGTTTCTAAGTCAAGCACGTATTCTAAATCACCGTTTTCATTATACACTTCTATTATAGGTATTTCATAACCTACTAAGCGTGCTAAGTCATCATAAATCATTCCTTATATCATTTAAGCGTTTTGCTATATGTTTTTTAACACCTTTTATAGTGCTGTATATTGACATTCTGCTTATACCTGTTTTTTGTGCTAGTGTAGTATATGTATATTTTTTGTCATCTAGCCTACCTAGTACGTATAGTTTAAATAGTTCCCTATCGTACCAGTATAGTTCTTCTAGCAGTTCATTTATTATATCAACACCCTGTATAATATATAAAGTGTCATCGTACTGTTTGTCAGCTGTTTTGTGTAGCATACCTTTTGCTAGGTCTGTATGGTATGTTACAAGTTCGTATTCTTTTTGGTAGGTGTAGTAGTATCTGCTTGTCTTGCTGTAGTAGTTTAGCTTGCACATACGGTTGAAATACGGATATATTTCATCACTCGCTACTAACTGCTGCAGCTTGCTACTTTCCATAGTCAATAACTGCACAAATACTTCTTGCACTAAGTCATCTAAATCTGCAGCTGGTATAAAGTTAGCTGCTATACTTTTTAGTTGCCTGCATAGTTTGTCGCTGAGCATAGGACAATACTATACAAATTATTGATATATAAAAGGTGTGTGTAATAAAGTTATCAACAGTTGAATGTTGATAGTAGCTATATAAGTTCTTTTAACCTAGCTTTATAGTAGTCTATCATTTCTTGTAGTTCAACAGTACTAAATTTACTAGCTTGCTTGCTTTTTATTTGCAGCTGCTGTACTATATCTTTACCTAGCTCTGCAGTTAGCCTACTACCGAACAGCCACTGCTCACCCTGTGCAAACAGGTTGCAGCGTGGGCATTGTGGCCTGCAGTTGTTTTCATCCCAGCGTGTTGACAAGTGCCTACGTGATATGAAGTGACCGTTATGCATTTCTTTTACATGTTTTTTATTATAGCAAGTGTAACACTCAACAATACCGTTGTCATCAGCTGCAGCATATCGTACATACTGACTAAAGACCTTGTCTAGTTCTTTTTTTAGTTTTGTGTGTGTTTTCTTCATACTGCTTATTACGCTTTTGTAAACGGTGCTCAAAATATAAAGCTAGTAGTATATATGCACTAACTTGTATCAGTACTATAATATATAAAGCTTTTAGTGCTGTCATTTTTAAAAAATTTTATACTGTTTTGTATCGTTGCTTTCGTATATACCCAACACTGTCTTGAATATAGTTTCACCTGCTTGATAGTCTACTAAATTTCTTGCAATTTTTAGAATAGGTTGTTCACCTTTGTATTGAGTAAAGTCATAGTCATGAAATTCACATAACCTATTTAGTTCATCAGTGCCTTGGCATACTTTAGCTACCCTGTCACCTAAATCATTAGGCAAGTTAAAATTAGTCCAATATAAGTGCCTATTTCTTTTTTTTGGGTTTAGCAGGGGCTCATAGTATGGTGTCACATTTTCTACTACATACTTACCTTTATAGTGGTAGTCTAATAGTAGTATTTCTTCATACAGTTTCATGTTTGGGTATATAGGGTTTTTGCCATTAGCACCTATTGACCAATACCTAGCCCTGCTGTGTGTTGGGCAAGGTGGTGATGACCATATAAAGTCATACTTACTATAGTTATGTAAAAGGTAGTCATGTGCATCTTGCACTAATACTGTATCGCCTGGGAAACGTTTTGCATATAATTTAGCTAGTTCTTCATCAAGTTCTACAGCTGTAACATGTATATCTTTTTTAACGTCATTCCATTTGTAACGGTTGCCACCTAAGCAAGCATATAGGTTTAGTATGTTCATTTACTTAGTTGGTTTATCCAGTGTTTTAGCTTACCTATAGCATGGTTAGTCCATGATGTATTAAAGGTTTGTACTAGTTCAAGTGTAGGTATTTCTACTACTACTGTTTTATCTATTATTTGCTTGCCGTTTTCAAGTATCATATAAGGTACTGTAGCTTCAATATGTGTAGTATTGCCGTCTACTTGTATACATGTTAACTCATTTATACACACATATGTGTGCTTAGGCTCATCATTAGTTTTTGTCAATTTTGTCATTTTAGTTTTGCTTTTGTTATTGTGTTATTTATTAGTTTCATATTTTCTTCGTGCTTTTGATAGTCGGTCAGTAGGCCTTGCTGCCTTTTAAGTGCAGCACTTTGTTTATATTCTTTCAGCCATATATTAAAGTTTCTTACATTGACAAAGCCACCATGCTCACTGTGCCTTACACCTTGTTCACATGCATATGCTACTTCCTGCATAGTCATTCTACTGTAGCTATTTATAAGGTCATCATATAGCAGCTGTGACATTAGCACTACTTGCTGCGTGTCAGGCTTTTGGCCTAGCATCAAATAACACTTGCTTAACAGGTCTACACAGTCAGTCTTTAGCTTTTTATTGTCATGTGTGTACCTGTACCATATCTGTTCTTTCTTATTCATCATTTATTATTTTTCTAGCTTCTTGCCACGTATCAAGTATATTACTTTTAGTTTGCTTTTTGAAGTTAGCTTGATTGTTGTACCATGTTTTGAGCCTACGTTCAATACAAAATGTAGGCTGTAGTTCATACCTTAGTTTTGTTTTGCTACGGTTAGGCTCACACCAATATGATACAAAGTCAGATACCATAGTTTCACTAAAGTCATCATATCTATTTTCCCAGGCTGACCACACGTCACTTTTAAACTTGCTAGCTACAGCTTGTAAGTCACGCTTAACAGCTGTATCATAACCTTGATATGTTTTATATTTTAATACTGTCACTTTACTGTTTTTAGTATTACTATCTATTTTTATGTATTTCATTTTTTGTAGTCGCTGCATTCTATCGTATACTGTGCTAGGTGGTAACCTAAGTTCTTCTGCAGCTGTTACCCTACCTGTTACAAATTGCCCTGCTTTTAGTGACCTGCCGTAAACTACAGCAGGTTCACTGTTAGCTTTTAGTATACACCATACAAACACTTTCAACAGTTCAGCATTTTCGAATATACCGTTGTCTAGTATTTTACGGTGTAGTTTTATATAGCCCTTAGACATCATAGTGACTGTTAAACACTATAGCTGTTTGCTTTGTAGGGTATTGTAGCAAAGTGTACTCTGCTATAATAGTTTGATTGCCTAGCCTTGTATACACTTTTTTGTTTTCACTGTGTATAACATAGCCGTCATTTCTAAGGTTGAATATTACGTTTGCTAGCCTTGTGATACCATATTCCATGATAGCATCCCAGCTTGTTATTTTTTTGTGCTTACTAAAGTGGTCTAGCACTACTTGTCTTTGTGTCATTTTGTAAAAATTTTAGGTTAAACGGTTTTCAATAAAAGTTCTTTTTGGGCTTCTAGTGATGCTAGTGCCCTTTCTATATCATCAATTACTTCAAGCTTTGCTAGCCTATTCCTAAACAGGTCGCTAACATGTGCCCTGTTGTCATATTCATCTAGTACAGATTCGTACAGTAAATTATATTCAGGGTAAGCTTTAGGGTTTGTGATATAAAAATTGTGCTGCTTACGGTAGTGGTAATAGTTAGTACGGTGTTTACAAAAGTGCTCAGCTAATTTAGCAGGGCTTATACCACCGTCCATGAGCATATTAGTCACTACCATACGCCCCATAACTAAAGGTTCAGTCTTTTTCTTTTGGTTAAGTGTGCCTGCAGGCATACCTAACTTTTTTTCAGTTATGCTTGTAATAAGGTTGATTTCAAATTGTAACTCAGTCACGTTTTTTTGTTTTATGGTTATCGTCTTCGTTAAGTATATTCCAAACAGGCATATCAAATTTCTTGATTCGCTTATATATGTGCCTTACTTTTTTATAAGCTTCTGCACGTACAGTCTTAGGTACGTCAGTTCCTGTAGCATCAGTTATTATACTGTGTGCTTGCTTCAACAGTTTATGTGTACTCTTTTTCATCTTAAATCACGCATTTCATCAGCACGCATTTCTGCATAGTGCTCACGCATATTTTCATCATACTCATACTGTTCTATTTGTTCACATTCACAGCCACAGTCATCACACATGGTGGCTTCATGCATATGCTCATCATCTGAACAATACTTACTGACTTCAGCACCACAGCAGCTGCTTACACAGTCGCTGTAGTAGCCGTCATCATGTGGGTTGCTTAGTTTATAGTTGTCTAAACTTGTCATGTTAAAAAGGCATTTCATGTGATACAGGTTCATCTGCAGGTATTGTACCTGTTTGCACCCAATTTGTTAATATATCAGCATTGTGAAGTATAGTAGTGATGTTACCACCATTAGCTATAACATAGTCTGTAGCACATTTAAGGCTTGACTGTCTGATGATTGATAACTCTCTCCCAGGCGAGTTAGCTTTTTGTGTATAGCTACCTTGTTCAAATGTATTGACAGGCTTAACTTTAGGGAATTTACCCCCTATATATTCGTACTCAGTTTCTTGCCCTACGACAAACTTATTTTGTTCAGGGCTTTTGCTACTGTACTCACCTACGTCACCGTTTTCAAAGCTTACTTCAAACTTGTAATAAGTTGTATTGTATTGCTTACTTTCCCATGTGCCGTTAGCTTGCACGTTTGTTACTTTACTTGTTTTGTTCATAATAAAATTATATAAATAGGTTAAAAAAATACTTGATAGTTGCGTGTCCACTATAAGTGAAGCACAGCCAAAAGGGCAACAGACATACTGCTGCACCCCCTAGCGTTTCGTATATGCTTTCTTCTTGCTTCATTTGCTTAGTATTTTAGCTTGCGTTTCTTTGAATAAGTCTAGTGCTGTTTGCCATGTATCAATACGGCCTTGCATTAGTGTAGCCTTGACTTCATCATCTTCTAGCATATAGTCTTTTTGCATGTTTTCACACACTGTTATGTTCTTTAGTATTGTTTGTTCTAGTTCTAACATAGCAAACATAACGTCACCGTATGCTAATTTTGTTACGTTAAGCTGTGTACCATAGTGTGCATCAGCTAGGTTTTTAAAAAAGTTTTTGTCAATCATTTTATTATAGTATTAGTTTTGTTACACATTCTTAGTTCTTTTATAATAACGTTGTCTACGCTAAGCCTAAAAAACGTTATATCGCCTACTACACGCTTTGTAGTTATTACTGTAGCTAGTAGGTTACTGTTATTTGCACTTGTACCTACGTACACCTTAGTCTGTGCAGTATTTTTACTGCCATAGCTTTTGCTGCTTTTGTAATTGCACGCTGTTATATCGTGCCATATAGGGTAGCTTCTCATAATGTTATACAGTTTTAGTAGTTACTTATTTTGTATTCATCATCAGCGTATTCACAATATTCATATAGTGCTTGCTCAATTATAGCTACGTCTTGTTCTATGAAGTTTTCACGGCCTATAATAGTACTGTAGTAGCCGTTGTTATGCTTGAATATATATAAGCCACCGTCATATATAAGCACACCCTCAACAGTGTCTTGCCATTCACTGTCATAGTCATACTCATCATATACGTGGCTGTAGTTTTGTTTTAGTGTTTGTACACCTTTAGCATCTAACTCTATGTAGCCTGCTGTTTTTTGGAATTCTTGTAAAGTCATTTTGTTATATATAAAATTAGGGCACTATTGCCTTATACCACAAAAAGCCCACACCGTTAAGTGTAGGCCGTTGAGGTTTGTTATTTTTAGAATATAAAAAGGTTTTGTATACTTTTACCTTTTGCACGTTTTATTTTATGAAAGGTATTGAAAAAAGCTTTATACACTTTACCTGCGTGCATAGTTTCACCATCTCTATACCATTTCATTTGCCCACCACTTATATGGTGTTTGTTAACTACTTTTATAGTGTAGCCTTTTTGCAACATGTTTAGTATGTTTTTTTGTGCAGGTGTAAATTTAATACCTTGTATAGCATCTTGTAGTACTTCTATATTAGTCATTTTATTATATTATTTTGTTAAACTTGATGCTAATATAAACACTTTTAATTACTCACAATACTTTTTAACAAAAATTTGTATATAAAGTTATTAGATATAGAATGTTAATATTCTATATACTTACTAGATATGAATATATATATATGTTGTTTGTGTTGGATAGCTGCTGGGCTACAGCTGCATCAATATATTCAACGGTTGAGTGCCGTTGTCTTTTACTACCATACATGCGATAGCAGGCTTCTTGCCACTTTTAGCATAGGCCATAGCATAAGACTTAAAGTTGATACCACAGCCGACTTGACTGCCGTATACCCTATACTTTTGGCCGACATAGTGCTCTGTATAACACTGTGTATGTAGGTGGCCTTGTATCGTGTTCATCATATCAGCACGGCATTTAGTGCGTGCAGTACCTGCTTCACCGTGTATATACTGTACGTCATCTTTTACATAACGTTCTACAAAGTTCCACCCAGGCACTTCAAGTACCTCTTTATATGACTTTATCCATTTACTAGGTATAGCACTAGTCTGTGCTTTACGCATTACCATTCTATCATGATTGCCTATTATTACTGTAGCTACTGGGAAAGCATCACGGTATCTAGCTATACGCTGTATAGCAGCTTCTAGTTCATCTGCACCACCTAAGCCGTCAGCACTAGTTTCATGATAACTACTATAGTGGTTGTCTATGATATCACCTATAAAAACTACTTCAGTACAGTTATGCTTATAGTACTGTTCAATACAAAAGTCAAGGTATTCATCTAAATCAAACGGACAGTGTAAGTCGCCGATGACTAGCACGTTATTACTACTGTGCTTACGGTAGTTAAGTAACAGTGCTTCTTCGTCAGGCTTTAGCCTATATCTATTGTTTGCCATTCTTTACTTTTTCATAGCTACGACCACCAAAATAAGCACCGAAAGCTGTTATACTGAGCATTTGCCATAAGTCTATATAGCTGTCTTTTATTTCAAGTTCAACATAACTGAAATCAACGAGAGTAAATACAGTAAGTACAAAAAGCAAAAATAGTAAGCTAATAGGTCGTACAGATTTGGCAAGCCAGTTGTCACTTTGCATATCAGCTTCCCAACGTTTAGTGACTTCTTGCTGTATTTTATTTTCATGCTGTTGTATTTGTTTTTGTATTTCTGCTTTTACTAGTTCTTTTTCTTCTGCTGATGTATGCATCTTGTCAATAGCATTACCTACACTGTTGACTAAGTCACTAGCTTGTGATGTAAAAATTTTTTTAAGTATACTCATATCAATAAAGCCATATAGCATCTTCTTTGTCTGTATCGTCATCAACATGTATAAACACTTTGTCTATACCTTGTCTACGGCCTAAGCCTACAGCGTGAAGTGCATTTAGTATTTTAGTTCTTGTATAGCTATCACGGCACATTATATCAACAGCTTTGCACGGTACTTTAGCATGACTGCTGCCTACACGGCCACCTACTTTTTGATTGTGTTCAGCTGTACGGTATGCACTTGTGATGACAAAAGGCACACCTGCTATGTCACGTGCTTTGTCTAATTTGTGTAAAAAATTGATACACATTTTACCACCGTCAGCGACTGGTAAGCCACTACCTGCATCATCAGGGCTATCAAATTCATCAAAGTCAAAGTATTGTAGCATACGAATTTATTTAAGTTTTTTGTGTTTTTTCTTGTGAATGACAAAATTAGATTTAAGCCTATTTACAGCCGTTTTGCGACACTTTACTAGTTCTAACATATAAACATATTGATATATAGCAGTTCTTATAACCTCGCAAATTTACCTCTGATAGTTTTTACTGTTTTTGTGCTCAAAAAAAAACTTTCCTATTTCTTGTATATTATATAAAAATATAGTAAGTCGTTTACGTTAGTCGTTGCAGCTTTGCAGTTTAGCTAACTGTATTTCAAGTTCTACTATCCTGTCTTCACAGCTGTTTATGACTTTAATTTTTTTTTCTAAACGTTGTTCTAAAATTGTAATTTCGTGGTCAAGATATGTTATATTACTGTATGCTATACCTGCCATAAATATAACACCTATCACCCACACGATATGACTTAAAGATATAGTCAAGTCTTTTTTCATCTGCCTTGACCTTTATATTTTTTTTTGTAACCTACTTGCCCTTTACTTGCATTTTTACTGTGCTTACGCCTTTTTACTTTTGGCTTAGCAATAAAACTGTATACTGTTTTTTTTGCCATTACTTACGCTTATTTCTATAATACATGAACCTATCAACAGTATATGCTATAGATACTACTAGCAATAGTATTTGTAACACTTGTTCAACAGCAGTGAAGCTTATACTGAATGTTAAACTATTTAGACTTAGTACGTCTGCGTTCTCTTTTAACAGGTCTTTCATCTTTCTTTTGTAGGTAGCTTTTTAGCTTTGTTACATTTTCTTTTTTTGGCTTATACATTTAGGTCAGGTGTTAAAAAGTCACGTAAAGTTATACCTCTAAGTTGCTTGTCTTTACCGATATTCATACCACTGTAGTAAGCTTGTGTGTTAGGTGCTAAGTCTGCACCACTATTTGTATTAAACTCAGGGAAGCTACTAGTGTTATTACGTAAATATTCTACTAACCTTTCAGCATAGTACTCTGCTGTGTTTTGTATTATATCACGCATGTACTTTATATCTTCTAAGCTTGCAGCTGTACTAGTTTCACTGACTTTACGTACTATATCTTTGTTCATAATTTTATAGCTTAAAAAAGGTAAGCATTCATATAAACTATAGTGTATAAGTACAGGCTGTATATATTCATCAATAAGGGTTTGGTATACACCTGCTACACTGCTACCAGTTACGTCACTTTGTAACTTTTCATATAAGTCAGTGCCTAGTAATTGATGCACGTGTATATCTTGTGCTACTTTTATGTACGGTAGTAATAGTTCTACGTCAACGTTACCGTTGATAGTAGTACTCTTTTTTATTGTGTCTTCTGATATAAATAGTACAGCCATTAGTTTAGTCTTCCTTGTCTAGGCATATCAATAGGTGCTTGATATATACGTTGGTCGTTTTCTTCAGGTCTAAAGCCCCTACTGCGTGCCTTTGTTTTGTTAATTACTTCGTCTGTGTTATAGTTAGGTGTTGCACCTGCTTTTGTTACGTATATTTTTCTCACCCATTTATGATGACAATTTACGCCTCCTTTGTATAGCCATACATTGTAAGTGTTAGCACCGTTAGGTCCGTGGCCTGGGTTGGCTTGTATACTACTTAATGAGTGTGCTTGCCCTATTATATCTTCTTTACGGTATACCTTACCTGCTGCTATCATTTTACTGCAAAACTTACGCTGTGCAGTGTGGCTTTTACTTTTAGGTGCGTACTGATACCTAACACGGTATAAGTTACCGTCTTCATCTTTGCCGTCTTGTTGGCTTCCTCTTTTACGTGCTTCACCTGTTCTAGTAAAATTTAATTTTTTAGCAAGTTGGTTAAGGTTATGCTCAAAGTCAAAGTCAGCATGTTCTATATCATCACTGACAAGTTCTTCTTCATCAATTAGCTGCCAATTGTCTAAGTCCTCATCTTCACCATACTTACCTATAAAGTCATCTAGTAAGTCAATTTTAGCTAACTGTTGTTCTTGTGCTACAGTTTCTTCATTGTTTGATAGTGCTTCATAGCCCATTTCTTCCCTTAGTTCATCTTGTGTTAACACTTCTTTAAGTGTTTCTGCATCAAAAATAGCATTTAAAGGCTGCACGTCTTTTATGCTTAGTGGGGTTACTATACCATTTACAGCTAAAAGTTTCTTAAAAGCCTTTAAAATGATGTTTTGGAAAGGTTTTATAACTGTATTCATATACAGTTCGTAAGCTTGTACAAGTTCATTACGGCCACCTAACTGACCGTCAGTCTTAACACCTAACAGCATAGGGCTAGTAACACGGTGGCCTATCATTATATTTTGCACGCATAGTTCATTCAGCACTGTATACTGCTTGTCTGCGTTGCTAACTTGTATAGGTACTATTTCAGGCTTACTGTTAGCATCATCACTGAAAGTCAATACAAATTTGCCTGCATTATTACTTCCACTAAATTTGCGTGCTATTTGAAATTCTATTTGTTCTCTTTCCTCTTTCGTAGGAATACCATTAGTAAAGTTAATAAAATAACTCCCACTGAACCCATTAGCTATATTATTTAAGTGATAGTCGCTTGTAAGGTTGTCTATTTGTACCCAGTTAGTTGATGCTACATAGTCAGGTGTATGGTACAATTCCATAGCAGGTGAATACACACCACTGTATAACAGCTGTGATGCTTCACGTCTATCGTTAGTATTAAAGCATGCTACACGCTTAGGTGCATACTCTTTTTTTCTATACTGCGACCAATCTGCAGATATATAGTAGTCTTTTACTTTAGTATCACTGTTAGGCTTACCTACTCTTACCTGCTCAACAGGTACGTGGTGTATTTCAGCGATACGTGTTCTATCTTTTGACCATATCACATTAAGTGCAAAAGCACCTTGTAACTTCAAGTCAAAAGCTACTTTGACTAGTATTTCATGTGCAGTTTCAGTACCGTTTATACTAGCTAGTAATTTTTTTACCTCAACATACTGTTGTAAGTCTTTGCCCTCATCAACAAGTATATCTTCACCTGCTATCATAGCAGCTGTAGCATTCACTACTGCAGCATGTGTTGCACTGTTGTTATATAAGTCAATAAGGTACTGAGGGTACAAGTTGCGATATTCACCGTCACCATAGTGTACCCAGTCAGCACCGTTGACTTCTTTTATTTTAGGCTGTACTTCATTAGTCAGCTGTATGTTTAGTAACCTGTCTTTCATTATAGTCCGTTTCTACTTTTTATATCGTTTTCAGCGTTAGTCAAGTCTGTACCTGTTAGTGCATCATTGAATATAGCACATTCAAAAATTGATGCATCTAGCGTACCTTGTGAAAAGCCTGTAAAGTCAAATAAGTCTGTGATAGTACTAGTTGTACTTTCTACTTGTAATTGGTTGTGCCTTAGCAGTACGTTACCGTTACTTAACCGTATAACAGTGACTAGAAATTTACTTGTAGGTATAGCACTAGTAACATTATTCATATCAGAAATAACACCATTAGCACGATAGCCTACACGTATAGTACTAGCACCCCTAAAGTATCTTACTGTATCATTAGCTAAACGGCCTATGACTACCTCATTTGTCAATGATACTGTTTCGTCAAAGTCTATTACAAACATAGCAGTCATAGCACCTAAGTTAAGCTGGTCTGATGCTGTAGCTAGGTAGCTTTTATTAGCTTGTGAAAATACTGCTGCACCTGTACTAGCTACATACCCTGTAAGGTTGTCTGATGAAGGTGGTACGACATCCATGTTTTCACTACTGTTTAAACTACTATCTGCCCATGTAGTTATATTGCCACTACCGTCTACAGTTACACCCTCTTTGTTTTTATACCATGCTTTCAAACTTGATATATCAGTTAGTGCAAATGTAGATAGTACACGGCTTTTTAATTTTATACCGTTACCTAAAAACATACTAATTGATATATCCTACAGCTACACCACTTGTCAAAGTGATAGCTGTTATGTTCAAAAATAATACTGTTCCTGCAGGTATTGTAGTATGTAGTATGCTTGTAGCTGCACTACTACCGTGCAAATTACTTACTGCTATTGATGATACTACACTTTCAGTTACAAAGTGCACAGCATAAAAGTCCTGTGATGTTACTGCAGCTGTGCTGATTAGAAACTGTTTGTTACCACCTTTACCTAGTTGTTCGTTCAATAAGTCTACTGTGTTTTTTACTGCCATTTTTTTAGATGCTTATATATTGTGTGTTACTATTTGTTGTATTTGTATTAGTAGTAGGTGTATACTGTGTATAAGTTACCTCAGTAACACTATCGTCTTTTATAAACGCTTTACCAGTTTCTACTACTTGTGACTCAGTTACTGATACACTGTCAACGTTGCTTATATCTATACTAAGGCTAGTCACTTCATATATTTTATACGTATAAAAGCCCTCGTCAGGTAAAGTCAAAGGTGGGCTACCTATAGTATCATTGATAGTGAAACGTGTTAGTCGTGGTGTGTGTGTTTGTGCACCATAACTCCACCAGTTCACCTTAGTCATATCATTGTTAAGGTTAATTAAATAGTACACAGTTGTACCACTTGCGTTAACCCTTTTTTCCCTTAACGTTGTAGGGAATGTACTATTGCCACCTTTTGTAATATGTATCATTTAGTATAATATATAAATACTTTACTGTTATTTGTTTTATATCATAAAAAAAGGGGCACTTAGCCCCTCTTTTACTAGTTTATATACTATTTATTAGTCTTGGTCAATAGTTATACTACTTCCACCGTTGAAGTCACTATTGTCAAACGGTGTGCTAGTATAGTCAGCTACTACAGATACAGGGAAGCGTTCAGCACCTGTGAAAGTCAAAGTGTAACCGTTCATATCACCGAAAGCTGCACCACTAGCACCAGTACCAGTAGTCAATTCCATACCGTTTTCACCACCTAAACACAATATAACATTGTGGCCACCTGTAGCTAGTCTTTGATTTAACTCTACAAAAATGACTAGTCTATTTTGTGACAATAGTTTTATTTCGTTTTGGTCGGCACTTGATAAGTTATGCAGCATGATAGTAACACTAGGCTCATAAAACACAGTGCCGTTTTCAGGGCTACCTGTAATAGTTTCAGTATAACTACCTGTACCACGTGGTAAAACATACTTACGCAAAGTATCAGTAGCACCACCTGCGAATTCTAAGTCTGATATAACTCCTGCTTCAGGGTTAGTCAGTACTAAGTCTTCTAATTGTGCAAAGTATACAGCTTTGATACCACCTGTGCTGCTTTTGCAGTCAAGGCTTCTTCCTTTAGTCAATTCACAAGGCATATTCTTTATGTATTAAGCTATAGCAGGGGCTTTTACACCCCTGTTATATTTGTTAGTTATTTATTTTAGTCGTGTCTTACGATATCACCACCTTGTGCGTGCTGCACACCTGCAGTAAATTTAGCTACTACACGAACATTATCAGAGCCGTCTAAGTCAGCCATGTCTAACATTCTGATTTCAGTGTGGTCGCTAAGTAAGTCAGTACCGAAGAATAAGTTAGAAGCTTGTGCTGCTACTAATTTATTATCAGGCATTCCTGGGCATACTGCAATTTTGATACCTTCAAACATTTTTGTATACTCACCCATGTGGTTGAAAGGGAAAGCAGACAAAGCAGAGATAGCAGACAAGTATAGTCTATATGATGCTTTGCTCATGTAGATATATAAGTCATCTTTGCCGTATACTGCACTAGGTATAGAAGCTACACAGCCCTGTAAGTTAGTAATGATAGAACCTGTTCCACTACCTGCAATAAAAGCTGTAGCTGCACCACCGTCATTGTCACTTTCTACGATTGCTGTATCGTTTTCGAAGTAACCGTTACCTGCGTGCATAAAGCCTGTAAATTCACCTGCGTTTGAATCTAAGCCTGTCCATATGTTAGTTTCTACGTGGTCTGCAATAGTAGCAGATAAGTAAGACATAACAAAAGCAGTAAAGTCATCAGACAGTCCGTTGTTATGTGCACCTGCACGCATTTGAGCAGCTTGCCAATCAGCAAGTAAGTCTTTTTTACATAAGTCTACGTTAATTTGTAACTCCTTAGGGTTGAGCACTCTCTCTGTAAGAGTAAGTGTACCTGCATCATTGAAGTCACAAGTAGCATCTACTATCATACCACTGCTTGATACCTTAGTTATGTTTCTTTTGTACTTTACATTTTCTAGTACTGTTAAGTACTGTAAAGAATCAGCTGACTTTAACGCTGCAGCAATATACTGACCAGCGTGGTCACCACTGTAATTTGATGTAATTGAAAATCCCATTTTTCTATTTATTTATTTAAGTTATACCAGTATTTTTCTTGTCTTGTCATTTGTGCAAAAGGCTTGTCATTATTTGTAAAAGCCTTAGCAAACTTAGATACTTTTACAGGTGCTTCAGCTGGTGCTTGACCTAACTCTTTTACCTGTGCTTCTAAGTTTGTATTTTCTTGTTGTAACTCAGCTATATTTTCATCTTTAGCTAAGTTTTCACCTCTAAGCTCATCAAGCTCAGCAGATATACGTGAAATATCTTTGCGTACTTCTTCTAGTAGTTCTTTTACTACACTACCTACCTCAGCAAATAGTTCAGCGTTGTCAGACATATAAGTTTCCTCATCATCTTTTTTCATATCGTCTTCGTCATCCTCTGCTTCTACTTCTTCAGCTACTTCAAGTACTACACCCTCAG